ATAGACAAGATCTATTGGGTGTTATTGGGTACTGTTGGGGCAGTATCACTTCTGTTGCTAGAAAAAGTTTTAGACAAAGGATGGTTTTAAATGGAACTTACACGTAATTTTACTCTAGAAGAATTAACTAAATCGGACACAGCAATCCGTAAAGGGATTAATAATAATCCAAACGCAGAGCAAATAGAAAAACTAAAAGTGTTGTGTGAAAAAATCTTACAGCCGGTACGTGATCACTTCGGCAGGGTAAAGGTGACAAGCGGATTCCGTAGTCCAGAGCTGTGTCAGGCCATCGGCAGCTCAGCGAACAGCCAACATGCACGTGCAGAAGCGGCGGATTTTGAATGTCCAGGTGTGGACAACGCTGAACTTGCAGATTGGATACATAGAGAATTAGAATGGGATCAATTAATATTAGAGTTTTATACTCCGGGTGAACCTAACTCTGGGTGGATACATTGTAGCGTGACAGAGGGCATGGATAGAAAACAATTTTTACATGCATTTAGAGAAGACGGCAAAACAAAATACAAGCCGATACTAGGTAAGGCTAAAGATCTATTTGTTTAAAATCAAAAGATAATATTCTTTTTTTAAAATTAATCTTGTTAGGTTCTGAATAGTGATACAAAAATTGTGGCACTATCATTATATCACCTTCTTCTACAGGTGGTTGACATAATTGAGTCATGTCTTTTTCATTATTCCAGGGTTGAATATAAGTTGTGGTTGGAGAGTCCTTGTGCATATCTAGATATAAAATACCACAATAGC